GGTCATTTATCGTATCTCTCGTGCGCCAGAACGTAGAATTTTCTATATTGACGTTGGTAATCTACCAAAGGTTAAAGCAGAACAGTATCTAAAAGACGTTATGAACCGTTATCGTAACAAGTTAGTGTACGATGCAAGCACAGGTGAGATTCGTGATGACCGCAACCACATGAGTATGTTGGAAGACTTTTGGCTTCCACGAAGAGAAGGTGGTAGAGGTACAGAGATTACCACACTTCCCGGCGGTTCTAATCTAGGAGAGATTGATGACATCGTATATTTCCAACGGAAACTATACCGTTCACTTAACGTGCCGATTTCAAGACTTGAAGCTGAAAACGGATTTAGTCTTGGACGAACCTCAGAAATTACTAGAGACGAACTTAAATTTACAAAATTCGTACAACGTATTCGTAAGAAGTTTACCCCCCTCTTCGTAGACCTATTAAAGACAAACCTTCTATTGAAGGGAGTAATTTCACCAGAAGACTGGCCAAATATGCAAGAGCATATTCAGTTTGACTTCCTAGAAGATGGTCACTTCGCAGAACTGAAAGAGGCAGAACTACTTAACGACAGAATTCAAACACTTGATAGCATTCAGTCATACATTGGAACATTCTTCTCAAAAGAGTATGTTCTCAAACGTGTATTGAACATGAATGATGCAGAAATCTCAGAGATGCGGGATCAGATTGCGAAAGAACGTGATATGGACCCATTAGAAGGTGGCGTCGATATTCCAGATGGTTCCGATGGTGTAACTCGTTATCCACAGGATGGTGCTGGTGGTATTATTGCACCAGACGAAATGCCTGATTACGAAGACCCAGAACAAGATGGTATTCCATCTGATGATGACGCATTTGGTGATGAAGGAGATGAACAATGAACACCACAAAAGATTTACTAAACGCAATTGTCTCAGGAAATAATATTGAGGCAGAAAGAATTTTTCAAGACGATATGGCAAATAGAGTGGGTGACAAACTAGAGATGCAACGCAGAGACGTTGCAAATAGTTTTGTCAAGTCACCTGTTGAATATGTTGATCAGGAAGTTGACGTAAATGAGGAAGATTGAGGACATCTACGAACAGACAGTTCTAGAGAAGGATGAACACCGTAAGTCTAAGGAGTATCGGAAACTTTCTCCTAAGATGAAGGACGCTGTTGACTCCATTTTCAGTGTTATGGATTCCAAACCTTCAGATTTCCTAAATAGTTTTGAAAAAACAATAAAAGACGTTTCAAAACGGTTCAAAGTGTCGGAAAAAGAACTAATGTCTTACTTTGAACGAGAAATGCTAAACATTTAAGGACTAAGATATGGCTTGGGCAACACAAATTCTATCGGATAAAGACTTTGAAGTGACAGTCAAAGCAACTTGTACCGCAGCAGAGACAGAAGCAACCATTCTTGATGCATCTGCACTGGATGGTCATGATTCAAGTCCTGCACTAGATATTGTGGGTGTTGCATGGTGTACAACTGGCGGAACACTACTTATTGAGTTTGATGCAGACACAGATGATACTGCACTTGCTCTTGTCGGAAATGGTAAGTTGGGTTTTGCAGATGGACTACCAACTCTTGCAATCAACCCAACATCAACTGGTTCCACTGGCGATATTCGTGCAACCTCTGCTGGTGCAACGACTCTAATTCTCAAGTTAAGAAAAGTCGCTGGTTACGATAACCTAGTATAAGGATATAACAATGGATGTACATACAAATATTGAAATTGAAAAGAGTGTTATTCGAAGCCAACATACTCAGAGAAATTTCAACTTGAACAAAAAGTTACCAAAGGAAGATATTGATACACTACTTCATGCTGTAACTAATTGTCCTAGTAAACAAAATCTTGCGTTTTATAAGGTACATTTTATACAGGATCGTGATCTTATTGAAGAAATTCATGAAAATACTTATGGATTTAATAATGGTAAAGATATCGAGTCAAATCCGCAAACCCTTGCTAATTTGTTGGTAATTTTTGAAGACTATAGTTATGAAGAGTTAGTTGATCAAGTAACAAAGAAAACAAGAGGACAGAAAGCAAAAGAATATCTGAAGAATGGCGAATGGTGTGAAGAAACTTATCAAGATATTATGCGTGATAAAAACATTGCACTAGGTATTGCTTCTGGTTATCTTAATCTTACTGCATCACTTCTGGGATATAGAACAGGGTGTTGTCAGTGTATGGACACAAAAGCAATCAGAGAGATTGCACTGTTAAGAGAAGAACCATCATTGTTGATGGGCGTAGGATTTCCTCAAGAGGGGGTAAATCGTCGTCGGCATCACATTAGGGATTTCACCTTTCCAGTTCAAAAGAAACAACCAATTAAGTATAGTGTATCAGATTAAGGATAAGAAAAATGTCTAACACGGTCAAATTGTTCTCAGAACAAGTAGAAGAAGTAGAATACATCTGCGAAGAAAAAGAAGACGGTAAGAAGAATTACAAGATTCGTGGTATCTTCATGCAATCGGACATCAAGAACCGAAATGGCCGTGTTTATCCAGAACAGGTACTTGCAAAGGAAGTTGCAAAGTACAACAAGAATTTCATCAAGGAGAATCGTGCCTTTGGTGAATTAGGTCACCCAGACGGACCAACTGTGAACCTTGAAAGAGTTTCACACATGATTACAAGTCTGGAACAAGACGGTAAGAACTTTATTGGTGAGGCAAAGATTATGTCCACACCAATGGGTGAAATCGTAAAGAATCTCATGGACGAGGGTGCTAAACTCGGCGTTTCCTCACGGGGCATGGGTAGTCTAGAACAAAAAGGTGGTGCAAACTACGTTCGTGACGACTTCTACCTCGCAACGGCCGCTGATATCGTTGCTGATCCATCCGCTCCTAATGCTTTCGTAGAAGGTATCATGGAAGGTAAGGAGTGGGTTTGGAACAACGGTGCTCTACTTGAAGCAGAATTGGTTGAGATGAAACGGGAATTTGATGCAAAACAGGCAAGACTTTCGGAAAATCGGAAGGCACTTGCCTTTGCAAAATTTCTACAAAGATTATAATTTATAAATAAATATTAGTAATTTTATTACTGCAAAAAGGAGGCATCCTATGTCAGAACTAGAACAAACAATTGAAGAGTTGGAGGCGGAAGTCCTTGCTGAGCTTGAAGAAGCGAATGAAAGCGACCCCCAGAAAAAGGGTGCCGTCCCAGCAGAAAAGGGCAAGAAGGTTGATGGTGAAGTCCAAGATGGTGGCGCACCTGTAGTCGATCCAGAAGCCAAGTCATCCCCAACAGATGTTGCAGCAAAAGGTGCAAAGGAAATTGGTGGTGATGCACAACAGAAAGGCGAGAAACCCGCCGAGCCTATGAAAAAGGTCAAAAAGGTTTCAGAAGATCACGAAAGTGATGAAGACGAGGTAATTGAAGAAGCCGCCGCCCCCCGTACAAAGATGGAAATGTTGAAGGCGATGTATGATAAAATGGAAACCATGAAGGCAAAAGACCTCAAAGCTTCATATGGGAAAATCATGTCCGCGATGCACCCAGATGAAGAAGATGATGAAGAAGATAAGGAAATGCAGGAAGAGATTAAGAAACTCGAAGCTGCAAAGATGGCCATTGAAGAGAAGATCAAGTCCATCAACGTCAAGGAAGACGTAGATGCACTTATGGAAGGTGAAGACCTTTCTGAAGACTTCAAGACAAAGGCATCCACAATCTTCGAAGCAGCCGTTAAGTCCAAGACCCGCGAAGAAATCGCCCGTCTATATCAGGCAACAGTCGATGAGTTCGACGCCAAGCTTGAAGAAGCAAAGGACGAAATGACTGACAAAATTGATACCTATCTTAACTACGTTGTTGAGGAATGGACAAAGGAAAATGAACTCGCAATCGAGCGTGGACTCAAGGGTGAAATCGCAGAAGACTTCATCTCTGGTCTTAAGCAACTTTTCGAGGATCATTACATTGACGTTCCTGACGAGAAGTATGACGTACTAGGTGCTCAGTCTGATAAGATTGCAGACCTAGAAGAGAAGGTAAATGAGGTTCTTGAACAGAATATCGCTCTTAAAGAAAAGAACGGTTCACTTGTTCGCGAACACGTTGTCGTTGAAGTCTCTGAAGACCTAACCGACACAGAAGTTGAAAAGTTCAAGTCACTTGTAGAGGATGTTGACTTCGTTGACGAAGACGCATTCCGTGCAAAACTCGACACTCTTAAGGAAAATTATTTCCCCAAGGTTCGTGAAGAAGTGATCACAGAACAAGTTATTGATAATGAAGTACATGACAGCGCAGCACAGGACATTAGTGTTAGTGACAGCATGGCTAAGTACATGACTGCAATCACAAAGACTAAGGCTCGCGCCAATAATTCATAATAAACCACTTAGATGTAATTAATTAATAAGGAGAAACAAATGTTTCAGACAGAACATCTACAAGAAAAGTGGCAGCCCGTCCTAGATCACTCTGATCTTCCAGAGATCAAAGATTCTTACAAGCGCGCTGTTACTACAATTATCCTAGAGAACCAAGAGAAGGCTCTCCGTGAGGACAAGGGTTTCCTCGCAGAAACCGCCCCTGTCAACAGCATGGGTGGTGGACAGATGGACACATGGGATCCAATTCTAATTTCCCTAGTTCGTCGCGCAATGCCAAACCTCATTGCTTATGATGTCTGCGGTGTTCAGCCAATGACAGGTCCAACTGGTCTAATCTTCGCAATGCGTTCTTCATTCACCTCTCAGGATGGTGCAGAAGCTCTCGTTGATGAAGCAATGCCAGACATCTCAAACCAGAACGCTGCTGGTACAATCGGTGGTGGCGACGTTGGTGCAACAGAAACTAACCCTGCTGTTCTTAACGACTCACCTTCCCCAGGCACATACACATCAGCAACTGGTATGACACGCTCACAGGCAGAAGCTCTTGGTGACAGTGGTGCAAATGCTTTCGGTGAGATGGCTTTCTCCATTGAGAAGTCAACCGTTACTGCTGTGTCCCGTGCTCTAAAGGCCGAGTACACAATGGAACTTGCACAAGACCTTAAGGCAATCCACGGTCTTGACGCCGAGACAGAACTTTCCAACATTCTCAGCACAGAAATTCTTGCTGAAATCAACCGTGAAGTCATCCGTTCACTATATGTGACCGCTGTCAAGGGTGCCGCAGTTAACACAACTACTGCTGGTATCTTCGACCTAGACACTGACTCAAACGGTCGTTGGTCAGTTGAGAAGTTCAAGGGTCTAATGTTCCAGATCGAACGTGATGCTAACGCAATTGGTCAGCAGACACGTCGCGGTAAGGGTAACACAATCATCTGTTCAGCAGACGTTGCTTCTGCCCTACAGATGGCTGGTGTTCTCGATTACACCCCTGCCCTCAACAACTCACTAAACGTTGATGACACTGCCAACACATTCGCTGGTACAATGAACGGTCGTTATAAGGTATATGTTGATCCATATTCTGCTAACGTTGCTGCTTCTCAGTACTACGTTGTTGGTTACAAGGGTACATCACCTTACGACGCTGGGTTCTTCTATTGCCCATATGTTCCACTACAGATGGTCCGCGCCGTTGGTGAGAGTTCCTTCCAGCCAAAGATTGGGTTCAAGACACGCTATGGAATGGCTGCTAACCCATTTGCTGCTGCTGGTGCCGTTGCTGCTGGTGATACCGTCAATACTGACGCTTCACTCGACGCAAACACCAACGCTTGGTATCGTCGCGTTAAAGTCACAAACCTTATGTAATAATAAGAAAAAGAAAGTTTGTGATCAAACTTGGGAGACACTCGAAAGGGTGTCTCCCTTTTTCTTATAAATACTTACATGGCAACAACAAGAACAATAGACAGACAACCTGAGAAGTTAGACTACCTAAGTCCAACTCAATTTAAGTTTAACATTCACCAACTTCCAAAGGTGGAGTTTTTCACTGTATCTGCGTCTATTCCATCTATCAGTATGGGTAATGCAGTTATGCCAACAAGACTCACAGACCTTCCAATGATGGGTGATAAGGTGACCTATGACCCCCTCACAATATCGTTTATATGTGATGAGTATCTAGAGAACTATCTGTCATTACATGAGTGGATTACC